ATACATCAATGAAAATATTGAAATTTGGAATGATGAATTAAAATCTAGTATCTATACCATTGCAGAGAAAATGGTTGAACTTGAAGATAGATTCATTGATCTAGCATTTGGTGTTAGTCAACATGAGGGTTTAACAGCCGATGAGTTGAAAAAATATATTAGATATATAGCTGATAGGAGATTGATTAGTCTTGGTATGAAAGGCATATTTAAAGTTAAACGCAATCCATTACCTTGGGTTGAAACAATGATTAATGCTCCAACTCATACAAATTTCTTTGAAAATAGATCAACCGATTATTCAAAAGGCACATTATCAGGAACATGGAACGATGTTTGGGGTAAGGCTGCATAAGGAAGTTATGAAAAAACTATTAGTAATTTTGATGCTGATGCCTGTAATGGCGTTGGCACAAAAACAACCTAAGGCTGTAACCTATGAATTTCCATTAACCCGTGTGGTTGATGGTGATACTGTAGAGTTTCAGGCCACATTTTTACCTGCACCTTTGAAACCTGTTCTATCTGTCCGTGTCTATGGTGTTGATACACCAGAGAAAGGATTTAGAGCTCAATGCCCTTCTGAAGCAGAGCGTGGTTTAGCTGCAAGCGAATTCACCAAGAAAGTAATCAATGCAAGTAAACAAAGATTGGTTACTATTATGTCATGGGACAAATATGGTGGCCGTGTGTTGGGTGATATTATATTGGATGGTCAATCACTTAGAGCATTACTAATTCAAAATGGTTATGCTCGTGAATACTATGGTGAAGCTAAACAATCTTGGTGCCAATGATATGATAACAATAGACCAATCAGCTAAAGATAAAATTACTGATTTATATATTGATGAGAACAACATGAGCCTCAAAGGATTGAGGGTGTTTGTGCAAGGCGGCGGGTGTTCTGGTTTTCAGTATGGCTTTACTTGGGATACAGAAGAAAGTGATGATGACTTTAGTTTTTCTGTTAATGATAATATTCATTTAATAGTTGATGCCATGTCTATGCAATACCTAACGGGTTCTGTAATTAAGTTTAAGAAAGAAATAAGTGGTTCTAATTTTGTGATTGAAAATCCGAATTCAACCAATAAATGTGGTTGTGGTTCATCTTTTGCAGTATAACAAGGAGATTTAAATGCTAGAAATTCTATTTTGGGTTGCAGTTGGTGCCGTTGTTGGTTGGAATTTTCCACAACCATTTTGGGCTGTAGCTGCACAGGCAAAAGTTAAATCATATTTTAGTAAATAATATGAAAAATACAGACGAAGGTTGTCCAGTTTGCGGTGGAAAACACCCTAAAAATTAATGGCATATTCTGAAAAAGTATTGGATCACTATGAGAATCCACGGAATGTGGGTTCATTTGCGAAAGATGAGTTGAACATCGGCACAGGGATGGTTGGTGCACCTGCTTGCGGTGATGTAATGAAATTGCAAATAAAGGTTGAAAATGACATCATTACAGATGCTAAATTTAAAACTTATGGTTGTGGATCAGCAATCGCAAGCTCCTCGTTGGTCACTGAGTGGGTCAAAGGAAAATCTCTTGAAGATGCTGGACGAATTAGAAATACAGACATTGCCACCGAATTGGCACTTCCTCCCGTTAAGATACACTGTTCTATTTTAGCTGAAGATGCAATTAAGGCAGCAATAGCAAATTATAGAACAATGAACATGGAGAATAAATGACGGTAGTTAAACATCAATGCTCTAATTGTGATTCTGTTTTTACTTTGTCATACGATGAATTGAACTGTGAAGATACACCTAGATTTTGTCCTTTTTGTGCGGAACATATTTTAGAAGATGATCTTGAGCAGGATGAGGATTATTGATTGACTTGGTATTATCATAATACAGCAGAAGAATTCAAAGAAGAACACATAGCTGATAATGTAGGCTATGTTTATCTTATCACACATAACTCAACAGGCCGTAAGTATATTGGTAAAAAACTATTTACCAAGGCTGGTTATCGTCAAATCAAAGGTAAAAGAAAAAAGGTACGGAAAGCCAGTGATTGGTTGACCTATTGGGGAAGTAATGAGGAGTTACAGAAAGAAGTTATTAAAAACGGGGAGGATCAATATACGAGAGAGATATTATATTTGTGTAAAACTAGATCAGCTTGCAATTATTGGGAAACCTGGGAAATATTTAATCGTCATGCTCTGTTGAGTGAACAATATTGGAACTCTTGGGTAACCTGTAAAATCCACAAAACTCATGTATTAGGAAAAATCAATGGCTCGCAAACAAGCAACCAACTTAGCTCATGAAAATGTTGTAGAACTTAAACAACCAGCACCAAAACCATCCAATCAATTAAAGTTAAGATTGGATGATTTAAAAACATTTGATCCTCTAACACAAAATCAGAAACTATTTTTTGAGGCATACAAAAGAGGTGATTACTTTGTGGCATTACATGGCGTGGCTGGTACAGGCAAAACCTTTTGTGCATTATATAAAGCCATTGAAGAGGTGATGGACAAATCTAACCCATTTAATAAAATCATCGTTGTCCGTTCTGCTGTACAATCAAGAGAAATTGGGCATTTGCCTGGTGATGTGAATGAAAAGATGGATATCTATCAGCAACCGTATCGTCAGATATGCGAGACATTATTTGGTCGCAAGGACGCATGGGATCGTCTTGAGGAACAAGGCCACATTCAGTTTATATCTACATCATTTATCCGTGGAATGTCATTTGATAATGCTATTATTATTGTGGATGAAATGCAGAACCTTACCTATGAAGAAATTGATACCGTTATGACCCGTGTTGGGCATATGTCCAAAATTATATGGTGTGGTGATTATAGACAAACTGACCTGAATAAGAAAAAGAATGATATGTCAGGCATTCTAAAATTCTTTGATATTGCCATGCATATGTCAGCCTTTACTCGTATTGAGTTTACCGCTGATGATATTGTACGGTCATCATTAGTTAAAGATTATATTCTGGCGAAAATGAAATATGAAGATTACCAAGAAAATAAGTAATTTATACCTGAAAAATTGTGCGCTTGCAACATAAATAAATGTGATTCCTTATAAATACTAATATAAGTAGTAACACTAATATCAAAAAACTTAGTATTTGTATAAGGGACAATCATGCAAACAATCATAAACTTTTTTAAAATATTCTTCGGCGCAGTCATTGAAGCAAGAATGAAACGAGCTGAATACATCAGAACAGGAAAATACCATGTTTAATATGTTTAACCCACAATCAATGGTCACAGAATTTGATTCTAAGACCAAAGAGTATGCTTCAACTTTTTTAGATACAATTGAAGCTTTTCAAGTATCCAGCGTTAAAGCATTTGATCAATTCACGAATAACACATTTAATATATACACCAGTAAGGTTATTGATACTGTTAAAGATATGAATGTTAATGCAAAAGAAATCGTTAAATCCGGAAAGTTTAAGGTCGTTACTGCTACAGGACATAAAGAGTAGTTCCCGGAGCTTTAGCCCAATCATACGCAATGGTTGGGCTATTAAGTTTTCTTTGTATTTGGATGTTAATATACTTTTAGTGTTTATGAGTATGCACACAGCCCAAACAATTATTAAATATTATGATAATGAAAATGATGCGATTAAGTATATTAATTATGTTATATCAAAAGACGCACAGGAAACGATTGAGGCATGAATGACCACCTACGGGTGGTTTTTTGCATTATTGCCACACAAAACTGAAAAGTATGATATAATGAGTGAAAAAGGAATATTATGAAGCAACCTATTATACATGGCCTATTTCCCACACCTGTTATGTTTGGTGAAATGGGTAGACCATATACAAAGGAAGAATTGGCCTTTGTTAAGAAGCACCAATCCAAGACTGTAAAGAATAACGGCAATGTTAATACTGCCGATAATTACATATTGAATCAACCTGAATTGGCTGATATCAAAAAATTATTGGAAGAATATGTCAATGAATTCTACTTCAATATTCTTTGTGTAAAGGATAAGGTCAAGCCTTATATCACACAATCATGGATTAACTATACAAAATCTGGTGAGTTTCACCATCGCCATGCACACCCAAATAGTTTGGTCTCTGGTGTATTGTACCTTGATTCTGATAAAGACAAGGACAAGATTATG